GTCATGGTGCGAGACAGGAATAGCAAGGCAAGTAAGTTGATGACGGAAGTGGTCAACAAGATGGAGGATATGGGTGTTAATGTTCTCGGTGTATCCGCAAACCAGCTTGAGCATCTGGCTAGGAAGTATCTAGGTCAGGTGTGGGCCGTTACTCGCACAGCTTCAGATGCCTACATAAACAAAGGACGAGTTACTCCTGAAAAAGAAGCAGGGGAGTACCCTCTGGTGAGCGGTGTGGTAACGACTGGCACTAAGGACCGTGCGGTGAATGAGTTCTACGCAGTTACCAAAGAAGTATCTCAGGTAAACCAATCTCTGCAGGAAGCAGGAAAGAAGGGAGATACTGAACGCTTCAATCAGATTGTCAAAAACCCAGAGAATGTCAAGGCGTTACAGGCTAGCGATGAAATGAAGAAGTTGAAGGAAGAGATTGGCGAACTCAGTACGGGTATCAAACGCATAGAGAACGACCAATCTCTGTCCTCTTCTGAAATGACTTCTCGGATTAAAACATTGAAAGCACGGCAGACGCTACTTGCTAAACGCGGTGTAGAGGTAGCTCGTAAGCTAGGGCTGGATATTTAGGCAAAAAGAAGCCCCCGGAGGATTAACGGGGGCTGAGTGGGGGTGTCCCAAGGAGAACAATGAAAATGAACAACGAATAACTGGGGGTTATTTTACATACTACCCTGCTTCTGTCAAGATCGTTGCACTACCATTCAGTTTGTTCACATCAAACACGTAGACAAGGACAGGTGCCGTAGAATAGTTAGCGGTGCCTTCACCTAGATTCATCATCTTCTCTTCCAGCAGTGTCTGTGATGCTCTTAACCCATGCAGAATCTGAGCATTGGGCATACGCTTTGCCGCCATCCAGCTAGCGAAGTCGGAACAGCTGACATACAGGCGAGCATCTCTGACTTCATGCCGACCCTTCAGAGCGCCTATCACCGGCTTGCTGACTGATTGATTGAGCAGCACACTGTCTACTACGGTCTGCCCTGTCTGTACGACAAGAATCTGTGCAATCACTTCGTTCCAATACTTGCTGACCACAGAGGCATGAGACTCACCCTCGACTACGAATGAAGCCTTCTTGACTGTTTCTCTAGTCTCGCCAAACAGCTCAATCGCCCACTTCCATACAGGCTCAATCGGGATATCAATAATACCTAGTCTATTGGCAATCTCCCCGCCTGCAAATGCCGCTGCTATGCAGCCTGAGTAAAAGCGCTCCTTGCCTTCAGAGTGAACCACTTCATCGAACTTCCTCCTAGTCTCTAGCAGTTTGCCTTTTACATTCTCGACGTTAGGCACGACGTATTGCATATAGGGTTCACAGGCGACTCCGTAGTTATACGGGAGAATCTGCCCAAATAGCTCATCTGCCTGTGCCTTTGTCAGCTTGTCGTCCTTGTTGACCGGGACTTCCAGTATGCGGAGCATTTCGCCTTCGACAGCTGCCTTGTGTTGCTGTAGCACTGAGTGAAGACTGTTGTTGCCAGAGGTTTGAAAGATCGTCTCCCATGTAGAGTCATTTGCCCGCTCCATGTTGTCATGGGTCTTCAGTCGGTTCTTGCCTCTACCTGATGACAAGTCAAAAGAAAAACGACTCACAGCCTCTGGTTGCATATTGGTGACTTCATCAAAGCACACCGGCAGATTCTTCAATATCCCAGCACGGTGCAGCTTGGCATTCACGGTATCGTTGTCCGTCAGCATGCCCTTGACGGGGTTTCCCCAAATGCTTGTCGATGCTTTCTGCAACGTGGACTTGCCCACACCCGATGCGACATTAGTGAGATGCACAATCATGCTGCCCTCACCAACGAACTTGTACAGCGGAGCGCCGAACCCACAGAACAAAGCGAAGGCTCGTGCCTCATTGCCGGGATAAGCGTAGGTATTGACTACTTTCTGCCATGCCTCAAGCGTACCAATCTTGGAGTACACATCAGCTACCGACTGAGCATTCTTAGTAATCGGACTGTGTGAGATGTTGCCAGCGTCGTCAATCTCTCTACTGCCAATTACAAAGCGCGTATCGTTGTCATGCCAGCCGAATTGTTTTCTGGCATTGGTCGCTTTGCCATCATCCTGTAGTTTCTTGATCCATGCACCGATGTACTTGCGTAGCAGTTCCAGTCTTTTGTTGTTGGTGACAACGTGAACACCTCGCTTAGCAAGGATATCCCTTAAAGTCTCAGGTTTGAACAGGTGCGTCAACGGTGCCGTTTCTTCGCAGAGCCCATCGTTGGGTAGCCGGATACAGATAGTTGCGTATTCTTGTTCGCCATCCTTGGCTCTATCTTTTACCCACAAGTCCCTCTCATAAACCATGAACTCGTCAGGGTCATCGTCGTCATCACCACTCTCTTCCTGATCTGCACTGCCTCTGTAAGCTACACCGCCGCCTTTAGGTCGAATCCACGGAAAAGGGTAATCAGTAGGAATCTCTATCGTGATCTTCTCGTTGAGTCCTTCATGATTGACCTCGACAATATGCTCTTCAGGAGTAGCCTCCTCAATCATGACACCTAGTGTTATAGGCGATGTGATCTTGCCCTTGTGTATGCAGGTGCTGCACAACTGAGGATGATTGAGCTCTTTCCACTTCTCACAAGTGCGGGGCCCCTCTGCTCTACTTGCCTTGGCAAACCATTCATCAGGTTCAGTGCCGGGATAGTCCCGTGACACCATCTCAATACCCTCGACTCTATCAACACAGAACTGAGCAATAGACAGAGCGGCATGCCACATGGGTTCTTCAAGTGTAGCGCGATTCGCTACACAATAGGCAATCTGCGGGCATCCAGCACTGCGCTCAACTTTCTTCTTTACCAGACGATCTACAAGAATACCGCCCGCTTGCTCAACCTGCTCTACAACTTCTTCAATGCGTTCTACAGTATCAATGCTCTTTTTGTAGATTCGACTAAACTTGAATGTTCGGCTTGTCTGCATCAACTTTTCCATGACAGGATCGGTTGAATGCACAGGTGCATAAGCCTCACGTGAAACGTAGCCCACACAAGCTGAAAAATTAGCTAATGAAATATCTTCCCCAAGACTGCGTAGTACTACTTTTTTATGATTGTTGTCGCGTTTTTTATTGGTTGTGCCGGGTACTCTGAGAATACGAGGACCATCTGCTGTCACTACCGGGTCTGCTTTCAAACCCAATTCGTTTGTTTTGCGTTTTAGTGCATTAGCTATCGGTTTCCACGTGTTGTAGTCAATGGCTGTATCCAAGCTCCAATAAGCATGAACACCGAAGCCGGAATTGACCAGTGTGGGGATAGGCAGTTTTAACGTGTTACAAAAAGCTAATAATTCTGCTACTGCTTCCTGTTTTGTCTGGTATCCATCCTCTTTGCCGCAGTCGATATCCACACGGAAGCTCTTTAACGCATGAATATTGTATTGGTCTTGTGGTACGCCACTGCGTTGGAACGTAGCAGAGGCGAAATAGACTTCTCTTCCTGCTTTGTCTAATGCTTCGATAGCATCGTATATCTCTGGATCACCCTGCTCAAAATAGAAAAGTTTTGGGGGCGCTGAGCGGTCATACATTAAACCCCTAATGCCAAGCAAGCCATCTTCTGGCAGTATCTTATTAAATAGTGTTTCTGATTCCATGATGCCTGCCTACTAACGAAAGAGGCGGTGGAGTGCACCGCCCGGAATAAGGTAAAAGTTTTTACCTTAGCCTATCAATCGTCAGTAGCCCAGTCATCCAGAATAGCTTCAACAGATTCAGTCTTGACTGGAGCCGAGTTGGTCTTCGACTTACGCACGGTAGGCTCATCCTCTTCCACTACTACAGGCTTAACCTCTTCACGGAACGGACTTGCCTTGGGTGCAGTCGCTTCTGCGGTCTTAGCCAAATCCATCTGTGCTGGATTGAAAGCAATGGCAGACAATGCTTCTGGGCTCTGACCCTTTTCGTTCACCGCTTCAATTTCGCTAGGCTCCAGAGAGCGGGCAGCGCGGAAGAACAGCTTTGGAGATTCTGCTGATTCATCGAACCGCATTTCTGTTACTACACGAGTGATCGAATAGTTGAACCCGGCCAAGTGCTTAACATAAGCATCCAATGCCATATCATCATCGCCCTTGGCTTTACCGAAGATGGACGTAGCCGGAAGCGTTAGCTGGTAGACATCGCTGTTCTCTACATTGTTAGCTAGCACCACCGCCAGCCTACGGCTGAAACGACACGCACGGCCCTTACCATTGGTGCCAGACCCTGCGATATTCTTGGGGCAGGTATCACAAGTAGAACCCTGTGGTGCTGGAGCCTTGGGATCAGGACGCTTACCATCATTCGACCAGCAGTCAGGCAGACCTACCGCAGTGGGGTCAAAGGTCTTGGCATAGAACGTCCGACTTACATCAGGAGCCGCGTTGACGATTACAATATCCATCTTCGGCTCAGCACTGCGGGCAGTCTCCTGACCATTGACGATCATGCGGAATTTGCTACCCCGCAGAGAGATACGCTTGTAATTGCCACCATTGCCCAGCAGCTTCTTGGTTACATCATCCAGACCCTGAGCGCTTGATACGATAGAAGTCTGGTCACGAAACAGCGTTACATTCGACATAGTATTCACCTATTAGATTTTCTTGGAAGGACGACGCACAGTAACGGAGTACGCCCTGTCAGTATTCATACCCATTGGGAACGTATCGGGATGATCCTCTAAGAACTCCTTCATTGCTCCGTTGCTAATCCGCTTTTCAAGCAGGTATGGTGCCTGATGCGTGTTGATGAACTGATACAAAGAGTCCCAGTCCGTCGTATAGTATTTTGTTGATACACTCCTAATGATAGTCCCAGACGTTGTTTTTATGCTGGTAGCGTTTTGCTCTTCGCAGATTCTGTTCATCTCTGCTTGTAGCGTTTCCATCTGCGCTTTCAACTCAGCTTCTTTCTCTTCATGTTCTTTCTTCAGGGCATAGTAAGCATCTCGCAGATTTAAGAAAGCCGCTGCCAACTTATCCGCTGTAGGTTTTTCAGTATCCATAATAGCCTCGCGTATGTATGCGTGAATCGCGTTATCAATATCTCCCACATAGCGTGTGGGGTCAGACATATTATACCAAATATCAAAGGGTTACGTCAAATATCACCTCCCAAAAAGTTTTTGTACATGGACAACAGACTGCTCTGCGCTAGTGTACGATCTTCCAGCGCCTTGTACAACTGCTTCTCCACACCACTGCTGCACAAGTGAACAACCAGACAAGGATTTCGTTGCCCTGCCCTATGGACTCGGGCATTAGCCTGCAAGTACGTTTCTGCGCTTGTCGTCGGGGAGAACCATATTACAGTATTTGCCGCTGTCAATGTAACCCCGTGGGCAGCTGCTTGCGGCTGGATCACCAACACTTCCGGCTCCTTGCTCTCTTGGAAGTTTCTAAAGATTTCTGTACGTTTCTTAGCGCTCACTCCTCCATGAATGGCAGAGCTAGAAATCCCATGCTTCTGCAAGAACTCCTGAACCGTGTCGATAGAATGCCGGAATGCGCAGAATATCAGCGTCTTATGCGAGGCTCCCTGCACGATGTTCAGCATCTCGCTCAGTTTGTTGGAAGCATCGAACTGCACCACCTCACCCGTATCAGAATACACCGCTCCCGATGAAATCTGCAAGAGCTTGCCCAACTGCACTGCTGCATTGACCGCAGACACCTCCTCACCCGCTGCTTGGATCAACATCTCTTTACGCAACTTGCTGTAATACTTCTCCTGCTGCGCTGTCATCGGCACTTCGTATGTTGTGTACAACTGCTCCGGTAGGTCTAGGCACTCCTCTGTGGTGTAGCGAATCGCTGGTTGGAGAACGCTGTGTACGATCTCTTGTGCCTCTGGTCTGGGTATCCATTTGAACTGCGTAATTTTTATCATCACTTTGTCTTTGAACGCTCCAGCATACGAAGGTACAGCACTAGGGTTCACGATCTTAGCTTGCCCGTATGCGTCCTCTGGCGACTGCGCTGCTGGAGTACCTGTCATGAGCCACACCCATGTGTCAGGACCGATCAAAGAGTTGAAGGCTTTCCAGCGTCTCGTCTTGGCATTCTTCAGATAGCTAGACTCATCAGCGATAATCAAGTCAAACCCTGCCGCTGCCAACTCATCCCGTACAACCTCTACACCATCGTAGTTGATGATGACAAAATCATAGTTGCCTTTAATGACGTTCACTCTCTGCTCTCTCGACCCATGTGCGATACCGACCCTGCGGTGCATCACAGTCTTGAACAAATCCGAGCGCCATGCACAGTCCATGATAGAGAGAGGGCAGACCACCAGCACTCTACGAATAGCCCCGACAGAAAGCAAATAATCCGCAGCCCACGCTGCCGCATTCGTCTTCCCACTGCCCATCGCGTTTAAGCAGAAGGCTCTCTTATGGATCGTCAGAAACGCCGCCGTATCTTTCTGGTGTGCGAACGGCTTGTACATTCCCGGCCATGCGTAGTGCCCCAGTATAGGAGACAGCACCTTCTTGAAGCCAAGGTTTTTGAGGATCATAGCGTGCCCTAGATTCCACTGCACCAATACCTCTGCCACACCCT